ATTAACATGATGTCTGCACTGCCTGTGTAGCTAAGTGCTTGGTAGTTGGTTGATTCTAAGTAGCAACCATACAATTCCCAAGTTTCAAGTACTGTAATTGCTTCGGCTCCGTTACCACCGTCTAGCATTTCAATACGTGTGATAAACTTGTAATCGCCTGCAGATGTTGCACTTGCTTGCTCAAAGAAGTCAAACTGTTTCTGATTCTGTTCGCCAACAAGTTTGGTAACTGCGTTGGTGATATCATCACGTAGTTTGATTGCAATAGGTGCCCAACTTGGCTTACCAGCATAGTGAATCTTGCTGTTGTAAACTTCGATGGTTTTGTCTTCAAACTTAACGCTTGGGCGTGCCGCATCAGCGACTTGTTTTGTTAATTCAACAGTACTCCCTGACACACCAAAGTTTTCAAATGAAACACGGAATCTGTATTTCATTTTTGGCATTAGTAGACCCTGTGTAGCAGAGCTTTGATTGCTTGCTAACGGTACTGTAAATCTTGATAATGATGCAATTGACATTTATGTTCTCCTAATTATTATAGACCTGCTATCTCGCCAGTGTTTTTCAAGCGTAGTGGAATGTAAATAAATTCAACTGCTTTCACTGGTTCAATTGCAACATCAAGGTATAGTTCGCTGCGATCGATTCTTGCAGGCGTATTATTTGAAGTATCGCACACTACCAAATAGTCGTACAATGCACGTTGTCCTACTAATTCAAGCAATAGACTTTCTGCGGCTTGTTTAATTTCATTACGTGTGATAGTGTCGTTTGGTTCAAACACATATGGCTTTGCCAACTGAGCAAACTGTCTACGTAGATAAATCACCAAACGTGCCACGTTAATGCGATCCAATGAGCTAGCAGTTAATTGTCGTGTATATTGTCCAAAGTTAACTAGACCAGTGCCTGTGATGAATGTGATTGGGTTCACATGAATGCTTGCTAGCGTATCACGTTGTCCGTTGTTCAATGCAGTTGCATTAAATTCACCAGTTAGCGGATCAACATAACCCACTGAGCTAACATTAGTAATACCGCCACGGCGTGTTCCTGCTGGAGCAAACCATGGATAAGAGACATTATCGCTTAGAGCAATTGTACGCAACATCATGTGGCTTGGAGGAACAACAATGTTGTTGCCTAACAAGTCTGTGGTATAACCCCATGGATAGAATACACCAAGATAAGCATCTGTTGCAACCAATCCGTCATCGCCGTTAACTGTTGCATTTGCTGTGTTATTACCCCAGTTGCTTAGTGTAGTAGCATCTGGTGTTAAACGTGCTGGTGTATCACCAACCACGAATGCAGTTTGTCCACGGTCGTAGTTTAAGCCAACCAGTGCTGTAATTGCTTCAGGATAACCTGGGCAAGCCATCAAGTTGAAAATAAGTGATTCTTCATCACGCATGTTTGTGTTGCCGTTGATTTCTGCATTGATTGCAGCAAGTACAACTTGACGTACAGCCTTGCGTCCAAATGATCCAGCACCGTTAACTTGGTTGGCAGCATAGCTAACCCAGCGAGCTGGATAGTAGTCTGTCATCACTTCATCACCAAATCGGATGTTACGTGCAAGAACATCAACATAAGTTTCTTGATAACGTTTAACGTTGAATCCACTACGACGCAAATTCCATAATAATGTTCCTGATGGATACAATGCAGGATCTGGACAATCAAAATCTACAAAATCGCTGCCTAACAAGTCAACTATAGGACTAGCGTCAGGACCTTCACCAGTTGTGTTCCAACGTGCGTCTGCAAATAAAACACCATTTTGTGTTGTTTGATCTGCGTTATCAAGTAGTACCCATTTCTTAGTGGTAAAGTTAAACTTATAGATTAATGGGAAGTTTTCTAAATCAGCAGTACTGATCCACAAATCTCCGTTTACCAGTGCAGTTCCATCAGACTGTAATGTTGGTCTAGTTGCACTAACAATCGGACCTGTTGGATTACTGCCTGCAACACTACCATAACCTTTCCAAATTGTACCGTTATGCACCATGATATCAACTTCGTCAATCATAGTGTTGTACCACAGGGCGCCGTCTGTTGGTGTTGATGTAGGTGCAGTGTCACTTGATGTAATATCAAAAGACTCTGTCCACAAACTTGCAACACCATCTGCAACACCTGTTGGATCTAGGTAGAAATTAGTAGTTGTACCAGCTGCAAATAGTTGATTTATCGGAGCACCAGTTCCGTCGGTGAATTTAATGTCGCCACCGTCTGTGTGACTAATAACAATTTGATTGGTAGTAGTTCTTGTAGCAGTTACTGGAAGACCAGTTAATTGAGAATGTAACTGATCCAACAATGAATTTACGTTTTGCACAGGATCAGTTCCTGCTGTGAATGTAACAGCAACATTAGTGTAGGTGTTTGATCCTGCACGGCTTACGTCCAATTGAAATGCATTAGTGCCAGCAGTGAAATTACGGGCAGTTGTGATTGCAATTGAAGTTACTACAGTTGGACCAACTCCTGAACGTGCATAGATTTTAAAATCTGCTTCGTTGGTTGTTTCAGCATCATTTGTTTTTACGTAAACAGTACCAATTGCTAATCCAAGTCCACCTGTTAATGGATCTAATCCGTTAAGGGCTTGGGCTGCTGTTGGGTATAATGAAACTGCTTGTTCTACGAATGCACCAGTAGTTGCACTGTATTTTTTAATAATATAGTCTGCACCTTGATTAGGTTTAGTTGTCTTAACCCAGATTGAACCAGTTGGTGCATTATCTGCATCAAATGTTGGAACTGAAGTATGCTTGCTAATTTGTAATACAGGGGCAATATAAGTAGTTGAAGATAATCCAACTTTTGCCACGGTGGTGCCAGTAATTGTAATATCAATACCAGTAGAATAAAGATTTAAAAATCCGCTAATTGCGGCTGCTTTAACAGCATTAGATGAAACGTTTGCAGCATTAATAGCAGTAGCCAATGCAGCCACTGACTCGACACCAGTTACAGTAGTACCGTTAATAACAATTTCGTCGCCTACTAACAGTGTGGGACTAACTATATTTCCAGTTGCAGTGGGCCAACTTGCTTTCCAAGCACCTGTTCCAACTTTAACCCATGTTCCAGCGGCTGTGTTTGTTAAAACTTTTTTGTAGTACAGTCTGTTAAGACTTGTAGTTGCTACCAGTGCATACTCGCCGTTGGCACCAACTGAATTTGCAGGATCTCCGTCTGCAACTGCTCCAACTAGTTGATTAACATCAGTAATAATTGTTGGGTAACGAACATTGTCCGTGCCAAATGTGCCAGTGTCTGCATTATACTGGTTGATTCCGAACTTGGTGTCCGCAGTAGCAAACCAGTATGTTCCGTCAGCTGGTGCGCCAGTGGGTGCCTCTGCCCTGCCTGTTAACTGGTCAAGATCCAAATCTGCACGAACAACATAAGCACGATTACTCACGCCTAAGAAGCTGTAAGCAGCTTCCAAACCATATTCATTCTGTTCACCAGCATGGATAGGGTTGTTGTTTGAGTCAGTATAAAATTTGGGTACTCCAAATGTATCTGCAAGATCTTTCTGGCTAGTAAGCAAATATATTTTGCCTGCGTTTGCTGCCAGTGTTCCAGGTGCGGTACCAGTACCTGCACCATTTTGTTTATTTTCTGCGGAAGCAACGACAATTAACGGTACAGTGCCCGGGGCAGCTGGAGTGTAGAAACTCTCGTCTATTACTGTTACGCTTACGCCTGGTGAACTTAATTGAGCCATATGTTTTATCTCCATGAATACATGTTCTAATGTATTTATAGGTTTTTTGGTTTTTGTAGCTGATATAGCATATCGAAAAGGTCGGCAAAAGGCCTGGTTTTGTTTAAATACACTATGAGACCATTATGTTCTTGCGGTTATAGGCCAGCCGCAGTTAATTATCGTAAGAATGGACACACATATTATCGCAGTATGTGTAATGTCTGTATGAAAGGAGTGGCTAATGCCGGCGTTGCGAGATGGTTCCGTTCAGGGTACCGTATAAAGTCAGTATGCGATAAGTGCGGATTTAAAAGCCCACATCATGAAGTATTTGCAGTATTTCATGTGGACGGCAATTTAGACAACTGCCGGCCTACTAATCTTAAGACAGTGTGTGCAAATTGTCAGAGAGTTCTTCATCGAGAAGGTGTAAAGTGGAAGCAGGGAGATTTGACACCAGACCTTTAACTTGCTTAAACAGGTCATCGATGTCTCCGTTATTATCCAATACTGCATCAAACTTAGTTCCGACCCATGCTGTTTCACTCGCGTGGATACCCAACTGTTCTATTTTAGATCTACTTAATGCCCAGTTCATATTACCACGGTCGCCTTTATTAAAGCTGATTGCTGCATCATACCATTCAGGTTCAGGGCCGCGAATAACACGAACAACAATACCACCAGCATCTTTAATAGACTTAATCTCGTTAGGAAATCTACAATCGCTAATAACAACATCGTCTGTGCTATTACGAAGTTTGTTTTCCAATGAAGCAATCCATATATCATCGTGGAAGCCTCGTCGACAAACTTCTGTACCCCAATATTGCAATACCCACCGTGGAGTTAAATTTGGCATGTTTAAACGTTCTGCCCACCACGGATCAACTTGTTCACGCCATTCTCGGGCTTGTTTAGTACGGCCTTCTAGCATAGTTCTGTCCCAGCCAAATACTTGGGCTACAGCATCTTTTAAACTATTGGCAAAACTTTCTCGACGGAATCCGTGAAAGTTAGTAAGATAATCGGCAATGGTATCTTTGCCAGAACCAATAAAACCGCACACGCCTATAATCATAGAGTCCCCTAAAGTAACTCTATTATATAACAGTTTTATTACAAGGTCAACTTATTTGTTAGCCAATAACGAATGAATAACCTGTGCCGCCTGCTATGAAAGTTTCCATTTCTTTATCAAGCTCTTTAAGTTCAGCAGTTCCGGCAGTTAATAATGCTGTACCGTTTAGTGTAATAGCACTGCCTGGGCCCGCGATAGAGCCAAACTTAGAGCGTGCTTCGCCTAACATGATTTTGCATGTTG